ACTCGCTCATGAAATTAGTCACTGCATCAACAAGGAAAATATAGGTCATACTCAAGAATTCCATGATATATTCGAGGAAGTATTAGATTTGTTGACAAAAGAAGGTATATATTTTCCATCCATCCCGGTGCCCCAAGATTATTGCATTAAACCAGGAGAGAAGATCCCGGAAGAATAAATTAGATTGAAAATAAAGATAGAGTTGTTTTTTAATTAATAAGACGGAGTGTATATATAGAAGATGTAATGGAGTGGGATCGTAATTAGAGTAAGTGTTTTAGATCTATTTAAGTTTTAATATACAATAATATTAAAACAGATATGAGTTTTTGTTTCTACTTTCGGTTGATTTAATGTTCAATATACTTATTTTTGAAATCATTGACAACAATATCATATACTTTTTGTTTAGTCACCCATTCAAAATTTCTTTCAATATAAGGTTCGGTATCTTTTCCATCCAAAAGATTAAATAAACGATTTAGAGCTAAAATTTGCCACCCCTCGTCTAAAGGATTTCCATAGACAATAATCCCATTACAAGTATTCTCTTTCAAAGCAGCAAGTCCATTAGTAATAGTTAGAGTTTTACTCGCAGCAGCCTCAAAAGAAGTCAAACAACATGTTTCTTCGAACAAACAAGGATATAACCAGATATGTGCCTTACTCCAATACTCTCTTAATGTTTCTCCATTAACCCACCCATGATTAATAACATTTTCTGTTTGTTCTAAAAGAAGAGAATCAATTAGATCCATCTGCTCCTTGAAGTTTTCCTGAACCCAATCTTGTTTCGTATCACAGAAAACATGGAGTTTCGCTGTAGGGTACTTTTCCACAATCTTTGGGAACATTTGTAGAAGGGGTAGAAGACCTCTGTTAGGGAAAGATGGGTAAATGAAACTATATTCTTCAACTTCCTTTTCTGGAAAAATAGAAGGGTCGATTCCATAGGAAATAACACTTGCTTTATCTTCTAGAGAGGGAAATACTGAACAAAATTGTTTTCTGTGCCATTCGGATATACATAGAACACCAGTTAGTCTTGGATCAATAGGTATGATATTGTTATAATTAGCCAAGTCGTGTAGAACATAGTATATATTTTCTACATTATTAAACATAGTAACTGGGATATATTCCGGAAACCTATTTATAAAACACGAATCAATGTGGTATTTGTTCAAGAAAGGAATGTAATCTTCCAAAGGTTTGTATAGAACACCCTTGAATAGTTTTTGTTTTTTACATTTGCAGAATACTATTGTCGTGTATCCAAGTTTCTCCAAATTTTCTCCATATTTTATAGAAAATGATTCAGACCCGCCAAGACCTTTAGTATATAAAGTTTCTCCGTCCCATTCTTTCCATCCTCCGGGAGAGACAAAGCATACTAGTTTGTTATTAGAAAATCTGATTTTATTTGGGTTGTGTACAGATTTGTTGATATGGTAAAAAATAGAGAGCCAATTAAGAACTAACTCTGTGTTCTGTTCGTATTCTACTAGTCGTCTGCAACATTGCTCTCCGAGTTCGTATTCACCTTCCATGTAACAATAACCCATCAAGTCAAATGGGATGTGATAGTAGTAGATATTTTTTCTAAAACTCATTGTAATTTCTGGAATACCTGATTGGAAAGCCTTCTTGAGATACATAAAACCTAGTGAAATATTTTGTTGGTCTAGGTAATGTTTTGCAATGAAGTAAAGAGATTCTACTCTGCTTTGGTCGAAATTATAACAATTTAAGTACAATTGATGACATTTTTCCCACTCTACATTTAGATAAAAGTGAGAAATAACTGCTATGTAATATAAAGCGTCTTGTACTTCGTTTTTGAAACCTATATTTGGATGAGCTACTCTTTTTTTGAAGTATTTAAGAGAGTTTTCCCAATGTTTGAGACCAATATAGGAATCTCCAAGATAGTATAAGGCTCTAGGATCTCCGGGATCATCTTCGTACATCTTTTCAAGTAACTCTATATCGTTTTGTTTGCGCAGGTTAGTTCTTTCTTTCATATATTGTGAACTAATATCTCTAATATATCCTTTTTCGTAAGGAACCGAAATATTAACATTGTTTTCTTGTTGAATAATTTCGTGGATTATATTAACATATCTTAAACTACGAGAAGACTTTGTAATTCTATTTGAAGTGTATTTGGTATCTTCGTCTTCAATTACTAAAGAGAATGAATCAGCGACATCATCACCTCTGACTAATTCTAGAAATTCACGAAGAGGTCCATTTAGAATGTAAGTGTCGTCAATCATAATGTTAAATTCGCAATCAGTACCTGCTAATTCAAGAGCCCTATTTCTGCTTTCTCTAAAGTTAATAAAAGGTTCTTCGTACAGATTTCCTCTCTTGTTTTTGAATACATCTTTTACAATTTCTAAAGTGTTGTCGGTAGAACCTGTATCTAGGACGGTCCATCTATCGAAATAAGGAAGATTTTGAGTTAAAATATCACGGAAACCCTCCCCCGCATTTTTAACCATAATAACAAGATTAACAAGATTGTTGTAATTCAATGTATTTCCATCAAGTTCAAACCTAAACTTATTTTTGAATTCAATAAGTGCGTCGTCGTGAACGTGTAAGTGCCATATATGACACTTAAAAAGTGTGTAATTAACATTTTCTCCTTCATCTCCAAAAAAAACTTTGTCTCCAAAATGTTTGATTTCTTTTTCAAGAGAAGTTTTACGTTTTTCTTCTGCCGCACCTTCTCTAATCTGCAGAGGATACCATTCTTGACCTGATATAATTTTTTTTGTATCCATTTTATATACAAAAAAACGAAATATTTAAACTTATAAATTTTTCGTTTCTACAATAAATCTGTATATTTATCAAGTTGACTAATTTAATACTAATATAATTCAGATATTAAATTTACAGGAGTAGGTAGTTGTAAAGACGGGTTATTCTTCGTACCATAAAATGCAGTTTTTAAAATTTCTTTTGAAGGAACAACCTATACCCCGAACTTAACACAGTGTATTCTCCATTAAACTTTCTCAAAAAACATTCAACTGCTTGTCTCGGGGTATCATTAGAGTGCCCGGGTGGTATATACAAAACGTCGTCTATAGCTAAAATTCCTCCAACATCAAGAAGAAGCCAAGATAAAACTATATCAAGCACAGTATCAAGAGAAGTGTGAGATCCGTCAACGTAGATGAAATCAAAAAGTTCTTCTTTATTAATAAAGTCTCGTAGAGCTAAAGTGCTATCGTTTTCAATTAGAGTTATATTTCTTCCCTCAGTGTTAAATAGAAAGGCGGTTTTGATATCTTCAAGAGAAAAGTTTTGCCCGGCCCAATCTCTACATGATTGTAGTTCATTTTCTTCTAGAAAAAAGTTATCAATAGCGAAGCAAGAAGCATTTGGAAATATATCTGCTATATTTGTTATTGTTACTCCAGTATAAGTTCCAACTTCAAGAACTTTAGGATTTGGAAGTCTACGAATAAGTTCTAAAACTGTCTTGAATATTGATGTATCTTCCTTTGTTGGGATATTATGAAAAGCTCCTAGCATCCCCATTGTGATTAGTTCTTTCTTTTCCATTTTAGTATAGATATTATTCTTATAAATATTAAATATATTCCCATCTATATACAGTTGTTTCTTTATTTTTATAAACTTTAACTATATATGAACTGACAACTTTAGTATATTTACTTACTTCAATAATACTACTATATTCAATTACAAAATTATCTCTAAACCTTTCTAAATTATTTAGATTTGATAAAAACTTCAGCCACTAATCTATGTATTTTTAATTTTTTACTTATTATTATGACAGTAACACGTAAATACCCTTTGTTATCATTATTAGCAGGTTTTAGTATTCTTCGTCTTTTTATATTTCTAACATAGATAATATTAGAAATATAAAATGTTGATTTTAATTTTAATTAGATAGATTTATTCACGAACATAAGGTATTTCCAACTTGCCAACTGACACACAACGTCTCCTAGATCATCAGCCTTGCGTGCATTTGTGAGTATGTCTAAACTCTCTTTATCACTTCTTTCTTTAAATATTTCTTTAGCCTTTACAATGGAGTAAAGTTTTCGCGCGGGCTTGTCTATACATCTATATGTTACGTTACCCTTTTTAGTTCTTTTCTCTATCTTTTCTGCTCCTAAAACATGCGTTTTGTGATATGCTGGAAACTCTATTATTGTTTTGAAACGAGAATACATAAAAGTAAAATATGAATAACAATGCTGTCCCAATTTCATCGCCATTGTATTTAATTTACCTCTAAATGACATCTGCATTTCAATCACAAAATACGAGCATCTATCAAAATAGTACCTATGTTTATCCAATAATTCATTCATATTGTGATACGTTTCAGGATCAAGATAGGAGCCTTTGGCGCAGTTTTCGGTCAAATCGGAATTCTTATAAAGAATGGTTCTTCCGTTTCTATATATTCTTTTAAGAAGTTCTTCCATTTTAGGTGTTGTTGTACCATTAGGATTATATCTTTCGTTTTTAGGAATATTTTCCAGACATAATAATTCTCCTCTATCAAATTCTTCAATATAAAAAGCAAAGTTTTTCTTACCAATATCTATGCTTACAGCCCATATTAAATCTTGCTCTGTCATCATTTAATATGTTAGATTGTTGTTTTAAATTCTAATCTACATATACATTACATATATATCTTATAATATATAGTCTTATATCAGTAAAATACTATTCGGAAAATTATGTATTATATAATTCTCCTAGATATATACTTGATTTTAACCGCATTATTACTGTCGTATTATAAAAAGAAAAAATGGTTAGTCATACTATTTTTAGCAATAATATTGTTTTCAGTTTTATTCTACAGATATATTCCACACACTGAAAGATATAACGATCAAACCATCATATCACCAGCAGAAGGCTGGGGAATATTTAGGAATGATAAAGTTCGGCTCCAGAATTGATATCTCATTTCCAGGAAGTTTGCACGATGTCAAGGTCAAATTAAATAATAACATACATTTAGGAGAAATAATTTATTAATAATAAATTATGAAATATTTACAGACATGTGATAAAATTATTATAATACTTATAATATTATCTCTAGTTTTTATAATTATAGGTCATATATACCAAAAAATCATACAAAATGCTCTTAAAAAACCTATAATCCGTATAAATCAATTTGACTTAGATTGGTGGAGTGTATCACATTTTCTTTATTTATGATATTCGGGTTTTTAAAACCTGGTTACTCTCTTACATTTTTTACTATGGGAGTTATATTTGAAGTTTTTGAATATGGTCTTTCATCAGACAAAAATACTCAACTAGTAAATTGTATAGATAATAAAAAGAATATACTATCTAAAATATTATGCAGAGGCATTGAAGATTCATATTGGTACGCTAAAATAGACGATATAGCAGTTAATCTCATTGGATATATTGTGGGACAAGCTATAAGAACTACATTCTTCAAAAATCTAAACCTTTGAGAACACATATTACTTTCTTATAACCTCTAAACTCTCTATAACCAAATTCTCCTTTTTAGGAATGTCTTCTTCTACTTTAAATATATCTTCAAGATCAGAGATTTTTGCGTCAATTTCTTGAATCATCACATCAATATCACAGCAGAATTTAACATCTATTACGTATGTATCTTTAAGATTTACAAGACCTCCTTTAGATTTTTTTAAGTCTTGTAATATATTAATACAAGTAATTCTTTCTGATTGTTTTTCAGAGTGTTTATGACTTGATAAAATATCAAATGCTCTAATAATAGTACTTTGTATGAAATTCATAGTATTCCCTCTATTATCTTGATTGAAGAGGGTTCTTGCTAAACCAGTTAAAAAACCTACTGGCTGTACATAGAGGTATTTAGTATTCACCTTTTCACCTTTCTGTATCCGACTAATAAATTTAAGACGACTGATAATTTCGTTGTTACTCTCCATATTTATCCATAAAAAATATCTTTATATATCAACTTATTATCTTATTTTAATATAAATGTTATTAACACAAATGGAGAAAAAACTTCTTCTAGTATATACAGTCCTTATGTTTGTTTCTTTATTCTCAACGATTTTCATAACTGAAAAGTATCCTTGCAAAGAGGAATTCATTGTAAATAAAAGAATTCGCATTATATATACATGTGGGAAAATTGAGCCTAATTTTCAGGAGATTTACGAGCAAAACCAAGAAATGGTAGGAAATTTCGATGTCCATACCTACTCTCCTTTACTTAAGTCTTCTAATATTACCCCAGAAGACTGGAACAAGATAGCAAAAGATATTAGAGATGCGTATAGAAATTACGACGCATTTGTCATCGTACACAACTCAAACACACTTGCGTATACCGCTTCCGCAATATCCTTTATGCTCGAAAATTTGGGAAAACCCGTCATTTTTACAGAAGGAGAATTATTGACCTCTTTAATAGTTGCTTCAAGATACAGAATTCCAGAGGTCATAGTTGTATCTGGAAAAGATATTCTACGAGGTTGTAGATCTATGAACGTATCTAATACTAAATTTATTTCTCCAAATTATCCTTGTTTGACTGAAGAGACGAGTTTGAATGCTCCACACGAGATGATGCAGATTAAGTTCATTAATCCGAATGTTAAGGTTGCTGTGGTTAAGGTGTTTCCAGGAATAGACGCAAAATTTTTGACAAATATTGCTAAACAGAACACTATTCACGGGATAGTTTTAGAGTTGTACGGGGATGGTACAGCGCCTATTGATGATAACTTTCTCGTGGTAATAGAGGAACTTGTGAAAAAGGGGGTTATAATAATAAGTGTTTCACAGAATCCGAAAGTATATAGACAATATACTACTAATATGGGTTTGTTGAATGCAGGAGTAGTGCCAGGAGGAGACATGACTACTCCCGCCGCATTTGGAAAGTTGTATTATCTATTGAGTAATGTGAAGGATAAAAAAGTGCTAGGACAACTAGTTGAGAATAATTTCAGAGGAGAATTAACGAATTAGTTATTATTAAGTTCAATTCCTATAAAATGTCTTTTCAAATTTTTATATTTAGTAATTTTCTTTAGCAATTCTTTTCTACATTTTTTGCGTATTCCGAAAATCCACCATTCATACGTATATTACCGGATGGATTATAGTCGCAAGCCCATAGAGTTTGATTACCGCAAGAAGCTTTTGCACATCCTACATCAGTAGTATTTTTCCATACAACTTGTGTGTAATGCCCAATTTCCCCTTTACTTTTATCACCTGGATTTCCAGGATTGTAATTGGGGCATTCTCTATTAACCCAACCATCAATACAGCGTTGTGGAGAACCCTCGCTACCACTGAACCAAGCAATATTTTGCCCCCACTTGTTATTATTAAGATATTTATTCATCTCTTGCTGTGTTTTAGTAGGATGTCGCATCCTACAACTTTCATTGTTTTTTAAGTAGTCTACCCATTTTTGAGCTCCAGCTGCAAGTTCATTGCTCCATTTAAGATCTCTCGCACCATTTTTAGCGCGGACTTTGTTATGAAGACTTAACATATCATTTTTCAAACTACCAGAAAGTCCAACAACACCATTATCATTAGACTTATCACTGACGAGCTTATCATTAGACTTATCACT